AAGAACATTGTCGCTCCGGAGGAGATGCCGGACTACGACCCGTTCAACGAAGACAGTATCAAGGCTCGGATCGAGGCGGAGGTTGCTCGGCGGCTCCGCGAAGTGCTCGACCCGATGGAGCAAGAATACAATGTCATGAAAGCCGAGGATAGCTACCGGGCTTTCTTGTCCGAGCACCCCGACTTCGAGAACGACCAGCCCCTCCGTGACGCCGTGCAGGGTCTCCTTGAGGCAAACCCGAGCCTTGACCTTGAGACCGCGTACTGGGCGGCGAAGGGTCGGCGGAAACAGACCGAGGCTACAAAAGCGGAAAATAGCCGCGCTGCACGAAAGAGAGCAGAACGTGAGGCGGCCATGAAAGGCTCTAACCTGCCTGCACGCGGAGGTCAGCGGGGTAAGCCCAGCCGTCAGGAGCTTCGCAAGATGAGCGCGGCTGACATTTACCGACTGGCCGAGTCAATGCACAAGTCTTGACGCTACTACAGGGCTGTAGTATATACTGTCTAACGCCGGATACCCGACAGGCCCCGGCCCCCGGATGGCACTCCTCCTACGGAACACGCCGAGAAAAGCAGCGTTCAACCGTAACTCTTTGAGAGGAGTAGTCCGTCATGGCTACCAACAGTATTCTCTCGACCACCCTCCAGCTTCTCCGCGATAAGCTTGTCGATAACTCCTATCTGGCGCACCCTCTGTTCCGCGCCATCGAGGAGCACGGCAATCTCATCAAGGTCAGCGGTGGGCTTCGTGTCGAACAGCCCGTCATCTTCGGTGACCACTCGACGATCACACAGCTTTCCAATGGCTTCGAGCCTGTGTCGATGGCTGTGACTGACCCGTTTCAGGCCGCCAAGTTCGAGTATGCGAACTTCACCCAGCCTATCGTCCTGTCCGCCGTCGAAAAGGCCGCGAACAAGGGTGACCTTGCTGTCGTGAACATCCTTGAAAGCAAGATGAAAAACGTCATGCTTTCGCTCAAAAAGGAAGTCAGCAAGCAGGTTATCCGGGGGGACAGCACCGTGCTGTCTACGCTGGAGACCCTGAACGGCATGGGCACCGCCGCTGTCGCCGTAGACACTACGGGCTGGTTCCAGCGTGCGGCCTTCGGCGCACAGGCCACGAACACGGTCGGTGGGCTGTCAAAGAGCACCTTCCAGGCCCAGAACTGGCAGAATCAGGTCTTCAACAGCGCGGGTACCCTCGCTCTGAGCCATCTTGATGAACTGTTCATCAACTGTCAGATTTACAATCCGGCTGGGTCTTTCCCCGACATCCTCCTCCTGTCGCCAGCGTGCTACAGCGCGTTCATGGCTCTGCAACAGTCTTCGGTTCGGTACGTGAGCCGGGGTGACCAGCGTTCGCTCGACGCGGACATGGTGGGTGAGTGGCGCGGTGCTCGGATCTACATCGAGCCACAGCTTGGCTACACGACCGCCGCTGGTGACGTCGTGTCCGGCTACGCCCTGTCGTCAGACCAGTTCCAGCTTTACGCTGACACTGACGGATTCTTCAACGTCTCGGACATGTTGCCCGTCCCGGGTACCGCGACCGAGGCCGCGATGGTCTTCAACCGGATGCAGCTTGTGACGGGTCACCTCGCAAGCCACGGCGTCCTCTTCAACGCGGAGGCTTGAGATACATGGCTACCTCTACCCTCATTCAGTTTCTTGGCGATACCGTCACCGACCCGTCCGGCATCGGGGCTGACACCAGCCATCGTCGTCAGACGGAGACCTTCATCGCGGGTGGCACGATTGCAGCCCTTGACTGGGTTGCTGTCGATGCCAGCAAGACTGGCGCTGACCGACTCCTGTACATCACACAGGCTGCGGCTGTCGCTGACGGCAACGGTCAGGTCATCGGCGTGGCGCTCAACGGCGGAGCCGCTGGCGAACAGATCCGCGTCGTGACCTCCGGCTATGTCGAAGGCGCGAACGTCGCCGCCGCTGTCACCGCTGGTCAGCCTCTGGTCGTTGACAACACCTCCGCTGGTCGTGCCGTGGCCTATGCAGCCACGGACCTCGCTCCGCCCTGTGGCGTTGCGCTGGAAGCCGCTGGCGTCGGCAACACCTGTGACGTGCTGGTCTACAAGCTCTTTTGAGCCTGTCGGGGCGGGTTAGCCCCGGAGCACCCTTGAGCGCGTTTTCCTGTTTCGTGTAAAAGGGTGACTTCGGGGCGCTTACTCAAAAGGAGGTTGCTGTGAACCTTTTGGATCTTATCGAGTTTTGTGGCAACCTCCTTGACTATGACCCGGTAAATGACACCTACCGGGAACAGCTTGTTTCTCTTTTAAATGACAGTCAAACCCGTATTTTGACTGACCGACACTGGGCCTTCGCCCAGCGCGAACGTGACCTTCGGGTCTTTACCGACCAGACCTTGAACGTGACGATGACGAACGCTTCGTCCGTAGTCACCGGGGTCGGTTTTCCTTTCAGCGCGGACCAAGTGCTACCCGGCTCGAACTACGAGCTTGCTACCCTGACCGTGAGCTACCCGTCAGGTGCAGGGACGACAATCGTCCGCCAGTACCAAGTCCGCTACGTCTTGAACACGACGACGCTCTACATAGACCGGGACTTCGACGGGCCGACCGGACCTTATGCAGTCAGCCTGAAAAGACGTGAGGTCTACCTACCAGCGGACGCCACAAACGTCATCTCGGTCAAAGACCCGACCGAAGGCATACCCAGACAGTCACTTTTCTTGTCGAAGTATGAGCGAGATGACGTAGAGCTTGACCCCGGCCTCTTGGGTACCGTCGAAGCGTACCTACCCAGCCAGTCTTTCCGGGTGCCTGCACCCCAGACGCCGAGGGGCGTGACAATCGTCCCAGCCGTTGGTCAGGGCGTTCGGACAATAAACCTCTACATGGTGAACGTGCTCGGGCCTCGGTCTCAAAACTACGGGCTGTACCGTCCGGGTGTCAGTCAGGGCTTCGAGTCAGCCTTGTCGAAGGTGGCCACCTACAGCCTCACCGACACCCAGACCCTGACAATGTTGCCCGAGACACTGGACAACCGTACAGGTCTGTACAGGCGATACTACTTTACCTGTCCGGAGGCTGGCATCCTTGCACCTATCCGAATCCGCAACGCGGACGACGAACAGGGTGCAGGGCTACCGCTCCTCGTAGACACCTCACCCCCTATCGGCGCGGTCACGTTCAAGCCTGACCTGTCGATGACGACGCTGACCAGTCAACCTTTCCACAGCCGCTCCGTCCGGTATGAGTGGCACAATGCCGCCGCGTACCGCGCCATCCAGTTTTACCCTCACCCCTCCGCCGACCAAGAAATGACGGTTCGTACCGTCGTTGCCCCTGACCGGATGCAGGAGGACCAAGACAGCCCCCTCATTCCAGCGGACTACGCCTACGTCATCGCCTACTCCGCGCTTGAGACTTTAACACTTAAAGTCGATAATCCGGCTTTGAGTAGTGTTTATGAGCGCAAAAAAGTACAGCTTATTCGAGGCATGGAGGGACGGTATCTCGGTGAGGTGCCTCGGCGGATTATCAAGGGCAACCCGACAGCGGGCTGGCGGTACGTCACCAATCCGTTTGGAAAGCTGGAGTTTACGCCGTGAAACAAGAGGTCTACGAAGTACCCCGAGCGGGCGGAGTCGAGACCCGGCTACCGCAACAGCCGGAAAACGCCAGCCGTGCAGAAAACCTCCGCCATGACAAAAAGACCGGAGGCTGGAGCACCCGTCTTGGGTATGAAAAGTACTTTCCGAACCAGACAGACTGGTCGCCGTTCGACAGCGCCATGTCAGCCGCTATCGACATGGGGCCAGTGTACAGCCTGCACGTTGCACAGATGCTTGGGGGCGGAGCGCGACAGCACACACTGTTCGAGGCTGACGGTTCGCTGTACCTCCTTTACGAAGCCTCTGGCGTACCCCAGACCCTCTTGACGCTGGCCACAGGGCGTCATGTCCCGACAGCCACCGAAGCCGCCTCTTGGTACACTGACACGCCGTACGGGACCGTCATCACGAACGGGGTAGACCGTCCGGTGCTGGTCAATCCGTGGCCGCTGGGCAAGAACCAGACGGCGGGTGCCCAGTCAATGATTTCGACGGCCATCCGTGACTTCGGCTTTTTGTCTTCGCCTCCGCCTATCGAGCCTCACCGCAACATTTCTTGGCTCATCACCGGAGCAAGCTTTTCGACACCCGAGCCGTTGCGTGCTGGTGGCGGAGCTACGACGATAATCACCTTTTCTGACTCACGCGCCATCACGGACGGTGCCCGCTGGGGTCTCGGCTTCGCCACGAACAGCGGCACGGAGTATGACAAGCAAGCCCTGTTCGGCTGGTCGTGCTCTTTCATTTCCGACACTGGCTCCGAAGGCCCCAAGTCACCGCTGGCCACGACGACTTGGCAACTACCGCCGAACGCTCAGGGGTGTCGTCACTGTGTAGCCCTCGACGTACCGCTGGGACCGGAGGGCACAGTAGCTCGGCGGATCTACCGGACGACCAACTTTTCTGACGACTACAGCGCCCCCGGTGACACGACCCTGTATTTCATCGACGATATCCGCAACAATGTCGAAGAGATTTTCATCGACACAGTCCGGACAGCTTCGCTCGGTGCAGCGGCTCCGGTCATACCTACAGGGCCACTACCCGCTCCGTCAGCGCGGTTTTCGGTCTTGTTCAAGGGCTGTCTTTTTCTTGACGGCGGCATAACAGACAGCAAAACGCTGTACTACTCGGCTCCGGGTCTTATCGAACAGTTCGACGCGGCCAGTTTTATCGAGCTTAGTAGTCAGGGTGGCGGCATAACCGCGCTGTACAGCAACTACACGAACCTCATCGTTTTCCGCGAAGAGGCCATCGACGTAGTTTCCGGGGACTTTTCTACGGGTTTTCAGGTGACGACCCTGAGCAACAGCGTGACCTGTCGTGCACCTCACTCGATTAAGGCCATACCGGGTTTGGGCGTAGTTTTCTTGGCTCTTGACGGCGTGTACGCCGTGACCGGAGGTCTTGAGGGCGGTGCCATCAATGACCTCGTCAAGCTGACGCTCCGTCAGGACGAGCTTATCGAGCGGATAACCCCGGACTGTCACGCGAAATCGGTTGCGTGCTACTCAAGTGACTTTCGTGAATACCACCTGTACGTGCCCTACGACGGCAACGACCGTCCGAACAAGGGGCTGGTGCTGCACATTGACCGGATAGGTCAGGGTGAGTCTTCGCCGTGGAGCACCCGCGAAGGCTACCCGGTCGGCGCTGTGGCCACCCGGTTCGACGGGACGGTCGTCTTCGGCCACAATACAGGCACCCAAGACAGCACAGCGGCTGGCGTGAACCGAGGTCTGTTCGTCGTCTCGGGTAAGCGGTCACAGGGCTACTCGGACAGCGTGGCTGGTCTTGTCCCGAACGGGCCGCCGACCTCACGCTACCGCTCGGCTTGGTTCGACTTCGGAGACGCACAGGTCAAAAAACAGGTGAGCTACGTCACCCTCTGGGTCATGACGACGGGTGAGCCGACCGTGACGATGAGGCACTACAAGGACTTTTCTCTTCGCGGGGTAAATGAGCGGACGTACAAAATGCAGCCCCCTGACCAAGCGGACTTGCCCGTCTTCGACACGGTGACGCTGGACAGCGGAGCGATCTACGAAGACCACAGGCTTGTGCCCCTCCGCTTTTCCGTGGCGCAACAGTCGTGCTCTTGGTTCGCCTTCGAGTTTGAGACGACGGATGACCTCATTTTCATCGGCTATGAGCTTGAATATACATCGAAGGGCACCCGTGTAACTATGGGAAAGAGGGCTTAGATGGCTAAGAAATGGACACAGCGCGAGCTTCGTCAGGGCGGTGTCGTCGAGCCGTCAGCCATAAACGACGAGCTTCGGGCGCAACAGTCGTCGATGACGACGCTTGACCGGGAACAATACGACAGCAACTGGGTCGAGCCTCCGTACCTTGCGGACTACGCCCTGCACCGGGTCTACGCGAACGCCCGGTACCCGACCTACGGCGAACAGCAACTACAGGCGGCATCCGGTGACGTGCCCTCGAACAGCTTTTTGGCGGTGACTCCGCTCCTTGACCCGGGGTCTTGGTTCGACCTAAACCCAACAAGCGGAGCCTTGTCATTTCCTGACTTCAAGGGCGGAAACCTGTACATTGAGTGGAGCGGCAACGCCTACGTTTTCCCTATCTTTTCTGACACTCAAAACCTTGAGTTTCCGAAAAACCCGAAGTACGTCATGTACCGGATCTTGGTCAACAATACCCTCCTGACCGAGCGACGGGGCACTGGCTTTCACGAACATTTCCGGGTCTTCGGGTCAGGTAGCTTTCCCGCTGGCCCGCTTGAGGTCCGGCTACAGGTCAAGATGACCTCCGTAGGTCCGGATGACGTGCTCGAAAACACCAGCAACGAAGAGCTACCTCAAGTGCACGTTTACTCGAATAAGTACTTCGCAATAGGGAGATGGAGATGAGCCGGATTGTCAGACCTCCGGTTCAAGACGGAGACCAAGTAGCCGCCACTGACCTCAACAACAGGTACACGGACTATACACAGACGGACATAAACGAGTTTAATACCCGCGATGCAGCCATCGACCTACCTCAGTTCAAGCAGACGGGTGGCCGAGGTTTCATGGCTCCGCTCGCTACGTCCGTGCAAATCGGCAAGCTCGACTTCTACCACGACGCGCCCGTCGTACTGAACGCCCTGACAGCACTACCCTCTGG